CCCTAAAAAAAATAAAAACTGTGCCAACTATCGCGTCCACTGTCACCGAGATGACAGAGGCACAGACGGCGGCAGACGCCAAGAACCCGTTTATCGCGTGGGCAAAAAAGTATTACAGGAACCCTGTCCTGTTTGTGCAGGAGGTGCTGGGTACGGAACCGGATGAGTGGCAGAAGGAATTTCTGATGCACATAGCCAAGGGTGAGCGCAGGATCAGCGTGAGGTCTGGCCATGGCGTGGGAAAGAGCACGGCGGCAGCCTGGGCGATTATTTGGTATGCGTTTTTGAGGTTTCCGGTGAAGATTGTGCTCACGGCGCCTACCAGCAGCCAGTTGTATGACGCCTTATTCGCGGAACTAAAGCGGTGGGTGAAGGCGTTACCGGAGACGCTACAGAACCAGTTGGAGGTTAAGCAGGACCGGATTGAGTTTAAGGAATTCCCTAACGAGGCGTTTATCTCGGCCAGGACTAGTAGGGCCGAGCAGCCCGAAGCACTCCAAGGTGTCCACAGCGACCACGTCATGCTGGTGGCAGACGAGGCCAGCGGTATCCCCGAACAGGTGTTTGAGGCCGCGGCTGGAAGTATGTCGGGGCATAGCGCCGTAACTTTGTTACTTGGCAACCCTGTGCGGTCCAGCGGTTTCTTCTTTGACACGCACAACCGATTGGCGGGTGATTGGATCACGATGAAGGTTAGCTGCGCGGACTCGCCCCGCGTGTCGGAGGCTTACATCGAGGAGATGAAGTCGCGTTATGGCGAGGAGAGTAATGCGTACCGGATTCGCGTGCTGGGAGAATTCCCGAGGTCAGATGACGATACGGTGATCCCGATGGAGCTGCTGGAGATGGCCACGCAGCGGGACGTGGCGCCAAGTTTGAGCGCCAGGTTAGTGTGGGGCTTGGACGTGGCCAGGTTTGGATCGGACCGCAGCGCGCTGTGCAAGCGCCAGGGTAACGCTGTCACTGAGCCGATTAAGACCTGGAAGAACTTGGACTTGATGCAACTGACCGGCGCCATAGTGTCAGAGTATGAAGTCCTGATGCCGAGTCAGCGTCCGCACGAGATACTTGTGGACAGTATCGGGTTAGGCGCTGGCGTGGTTGACAGATTAAGAGAACTGAACCTACCGGCACGCGGGATCAATGTTTCTGAGTCACCGGCAATGGGCGGGACGTACAGGAATCTGAAGGCTGAACTGTGGCACAAGGCCAAGGCGTGGCTGGAGCAGCGTGACTGCACCATGCCCAAGGATGATTTGTTGATCTCTGAGCTGGCCACTGTGCGGTATTCGTTTACCAGCAACGGCAAGATTCAGATTGAGGGCAAGGACGAGATCAGGAAGCGCGGGTTGGCAAGTCCTGATAGGGCAGATGCGTTTTGCTTGACGTTTGCAAGTGACGCGATAACGGGTGCGTTTGGCTCTGCGTCCAGCAACAAGTGGGGGCAGTCACTGCGCAGGAACATACCCCGCGTAGCATAATTGGCGTAATTAATTTCTAGGAGTGAAACCATGAAGATGACCAAGGCACAGAAGAAAGTTGGCAAGGTGATGCACGAGTACAAAACCGGAAAGCTGCACTCTGGACCAGGTGGCAAGGTGGTGAAGAATCCCAAGCAGGCAATTGCGATTGCGCTGTCCGAGGCCAAGATCAAGCCTAAAGCTATGAAGGGGAAGATGTAATGGCCACCAGTATGCGAGACGTGCCAGCGCGTTACCAGGGCGCGATGAATCAGATGATGTCTAAGACAGACAAGAAGTGTCCGCTGCCTACGCAGGACGTGACGTTGAACTTGAAGAATCGCGCCAAGGCGATTACTGCTGCGGCCTACGGTCCAGAGAATCCCGACCTGCCTAACACCGCGTACTGGAAGAAGAAGGCTGATACCTGGGACGTGACGATTGCGGACGCCAAGCAGAGCCGGTGCGGTAACTGCGCGGCGTTTAATGTGCAGGACTCGATCAAAGAGTGCATTGCCAAGGGTATCGGTACTGAGGCAGACCCGTGGGGGACTATTGCCCTGGCAGACCTTGGGTACTGCGAGATATTTGATTTCAAGTGCGCGGCCAGCAGAACGTGCGATGCGTGGGTTGTTGGTGGCCCTAATGACGGCAGCAAGGACAATGAAGAACCGATGGACACGCAACTGGAAGGCGGCGTAGAGGAGTGATTAGCCCTATTGTCATATCCACAGTACACGGCAAGGGTTTGGGCGTTTTGCTCGAATCCATTAAGCAATACTGTCCGGAGATACCCGTATACCTGCGCGGCCCTGAGTCCGTGATTGAGCATTTTGATGCCGACGTGAAGGTGTTTGCGCATCCAACGAACTTTGGCAACGACTACAACGGCATCATTAATCGGGCACTTGAGGACTTTGAGTCCGTGGTGGTAGCCAATGACGATATTGTCTTGACGCCCACCAGCTACAAGACTTTGATGGAGGACGTGGACATACTGCGCGAGATGGACCTGCCTATCGGCTGGGTGGCGTCCAGGACTGATGCGGCACGCCAGGCGCAGAACATTCGGTTTAATCCTGATGGCGAGACGATTGATATGTGCAGGTTCAAGTACGAGTCCAAGATCAGGCCAGCAGAAGTAATTAGTCCGATATTTGCGTGGATACATGGCGATACCTTCAAAGAGGCCAATTTCCCACCGCTAAACTGGTTCTCCGATGACGTTAACTGCATGGATTTGAGCGCGAAAGGCTTTGAGCACTACGTCTCTACCAGCTATGTGCATCACGTTGGCAGCCAGACAGTTGGCACAAATGCCGAGAAGTTGACCAATGAGGCCGTACCCTGGTTGCTAAAAAACAGACCCGAATATGCCAAGCAGTGGTTTAACTCTTAACTTGGGATCGGGCCGTGATTGGCGCGATGACTGCGTCAATATGGACATCAACGAGAACAAGAACCCAGATTGGCACGGTGATATCTGCACGATTGAGTGGGGCCAGAAGATACAGACGCACGCTGGTGAGATCACAGTAGAGCCTGGGATATTCACCAAGATACTCGCGCAAGACGTGCTGGAGCACGTCCCTGACTTGGTCAAGTGCATGAGGAACTGCTTGGATTTGCTTGACGTTGGCGGCGAGATGCATATCCACGTCCCGTATGACTTATCCCTTGGCGCGTGGCAGGACCCGACCCATGTGCGTGCGTTTAATGAGAATTCGTGGGTGTATTACTGCGCCTGGCACTGGTACTTAGATTGGAAGGATTTCCGGTTTGAGATGAAACACCTAGAGTACAGGCTGTCAAAGTACGGCGAAAGCCTAGAATTAGAGCAAGATGAGTTAGTGCGCACGCCGCGTGCGGTTGACTCCATGTACGTCGTTTTACGAAAGATACCCGTATGAAAGACCTAGAGATCACCACCGACGTGTCGGCGATGGAGCCGATGGACGATGCCGAGCTGGAGGCAATCATTGGCCAGGACCTGACCGACGCAGTCAGTTATGTGGATTCTGACCTGTCGCCCATCCGTGCGCGCGGTACTGAGTACTACCGTGGCGATCCCTTTGGAAATGAGGAAGATGGCCGGTCCCAGGTGGTGGCGATGGAGGTGCGGGACACTGTCTCGGCCATGATGCCCAGCCTGATGCGGGTGTTCTTCTCCAGCGAGAACGTTGTCGAGTTTGTTCCAGAGCAGCCAGAGGACGTGGCATTTGCTAAACAGGCCACCGACTACGCTAACTTTGTCTTTAACTCGGATAACAACGGGTTTATGACCACCTACGCCATCTTTAAAGATAGCTTAGTCAGGAAGTGCGGGATTGCTAAGTATTGGTGGGAGGAGACAGAAACTGTCCGGATTGAGGAATATTCTGGCTTAGATGACCAGACTTTGCAGATACTTGCGCAAGAAGATGCCGAGGTCAAGATTGTTGTCTCTTACCCTGACCCTGCCGCAGCGCAGGCGATGCAGGGCATGGCGCCACAGATTGACCCAGCTACCGGCCAGCAGATGCCCATGCCGCCACCGCCTATGCTGCACGACGTGCAGATCAAGCGCGTGATAAAGGATGGCCGCATCCAGATCATGGCAGTGCCACCGGAGGAATTGCTGCTTGACCGGCGCGCCAGATCGTTTGAGGATGCTGGGATCATTGCCCACCGCAAGATGGCCACAGTTGAGGAGCTGGTGGCTATGGGCTACGACGAGGACGAGGTGCGCGACAACATCACGTCTACAGATTTGGACAGCAACGAGGAGTACTTGGCACGCCAGCCCCTGTCTACTACCTTTGGCATGAACGACAGCGCAAACCCGATGCAGCAGCGCGTCTTGTACATTGAAGCGTACTCGCGCATTGACTACGATGGCGATGGCATTGCAGAGCTGCGTAAGATTTGCTGCATTGGCTCTGGCTACAAGGTAGTGCGCAACCTACCAGCGTCCTATATTCCGTTTGTTGACTTCCCCTGCGACCCAGAGCCTCATACGTCTCCACTGGAGGCGATGTCCATATTCGACATCACGCACGACATTCAAGAGATCAAGTCAGAGATTCTGCGCAATACGCTTGATTCACTGGCTCAAAGCATCCACCCGCGCACTGCGGTAGTAGAGGGCATGGTCAACATGGAAGACGTGCTCAACAACGAGACGGGCGCCGTGATCCGTATGCGTCAGCCTGGGATGGTGCAACCCTTTAGTAATCCCTTTGTGGGCCAAGCGGCGTTCCCGATGCTGGACTACATCGACCAGATCAAAGAGGACCGCACCGGCATGAGCAAGGCCGCGATGGGTCTTAACGCTGATGCCTTGCAGTCGAGCACCAAGGCAGCGGTGGCGGCCACCATCAGCGCATCACAGGGTCGCATTGAACTGACGGCGCGCCTGATGGCCGAGGGCATGAAGAAGTTGTTTAAAGGCATATTGTTCTTGCTGGTGACGCACCAGGACAAGCCCCGCATGGTGCGCCTGCGTAACGAGTTTGTGCAGATGGACCCGCGCGCGTGGAACTCCGCGATGGATGTTCACATCAACATTGGCCTGGGCAATGGTGACACCAATGAGCGCATCCAGGCGCTGATGATGATCCTTGCCAAGCAGCAAGAAGCACTGACCCAGCTAGGCCCACAGAACCCGCTGGTGACCCCGTCTCAGTATTCCCATACCCTGCGCCAGATTGTTCAGTTATCTGGGTTTAAGGATGCCTCGCAATTCTTTAATGACGTGCCTGCCGACTATCAACCGCCAGCCCCAGCGCAGCCTAAACCGACTCCGGAGGAGGTTTTGGCAGAGGTGCAGGCTAAGTCTATTGAGGCCGATATTCAGAAGAAAGCGGCAGAGTTGGAACTCAAGCACCAGCAGATGGTGCGCGATGATGACTACCGGCGTGATGCCTTGGCGCAAGAGTTGTACTTAAAGAAATACGAACTTGAGTTAAAGTACAACGCACAGATTTCTACGGCTGAGATTGAAGCACAGCAAAGTCTTAACCGAGAAGCAATGCAGCAGCAGACTACCCTGGCACAGAGCCAGATGTCAGCGGCTGCGCCCATCAACCAATATGGAATGGCATAAATGGAGAATGAAGAACTTGTACGCAAGGGCCGAAAGGCAAGCCAGTTGCTGGAGGATGAAACCTTCAACATGGCAATCAACAAGATGGAAAACGACCAACTCTGGTACTTTCGGTCAACGAAACCAGAGGAGTCAGCCAAGCGAGAGATCGCCTGGTCCATGCTAAAGGCAATCGATAACCTAAAGATCGAACTGCAAAAGACTGTTGACAACGCAAAGGTGGCGCAACGCGCTATCGAGCGTGCGAATAAGTAGAGGACATTTATGCAACAAGCACAAACGGGTTCTGCGGGACCCATGAATCTGGACCAAGCGGCCCAGGCACTCTCTGCAATGCTGCCCGATGAGGGAGAACAGTCAATTGAGGAGACGTTTGACGATTCGCTGGAAGGCGAGTCGGCGGCGCCAGCCGATACATCAGCGGAAGATGCAGACGCAACCGATGATGTCACGGATGGCGAACAGTTAGAGGAAAGTGAAGATTCCGAGGAAGAAAAGCCGGATCAGACCTTTACCGTCAAAGTGGACGGCACTGAGGTTACTGTAACCCTGGACGAACTTCAGAAGGGATATTCACGGACTCAGGACTACACGCGAAAGACTCAGCAAATTGCCGAAATTCGACGCCAAGTCGAGTCGGAAGCCGAGGCCATTCGCGCCGAGCGTAGTCAGTACGCTCAGTTGTTAGGAGCATTGGAGTCGCAGGTTCAGCAAGCCGCGCAGCCCAATATTGATTGGGATCGCCTCTACCAAGAGGACCCCATCGAGTGGGTGCGGCAGAAAGAGGTGATGCGTGAAAACCAAGCAAAGTCGCAAGCTATTCAATTTGAGCAGCAGCGTCTTATGCAGATTTCACAGCAGGAGCAAGCTCAACAGATGCAGTCTTTTCTTGCGCAACAGCAAGACGAGCTGCTGAAGGTTTTGCCTGATTGGAAAGACCCAAACAAGGCGAAAAAAGAGAAAGAATTGCTCATTGACTTCGGCCAGAAGGCTGGGTTTAGCACCGATGAACTGAAGAACATATTCGACCACCGCGTCGTTAACGTGCTGCGTAAGGCGGCACTGTACGAGCAGATGATGGGCAAGAGACAGTCCATCAAGCCGGTGACGAACAATGGTCCACGTCCTGCCAAGCCAGGTGCAGCAGGCCGTATCTCCCAAACAAGTGAAGCTACTCGCGCAAAACAGCGTCTTGCAAAAACTGGTCGCGTCAATGACGCGGCCTCCGCAATTGAACTTTTATTAAAGTGAGTAAATCATGACTATCGCAACCAATACTTTCACAACCTTTGATGCCAAAGGTATTCGTGAAGATTTGAGCAATATTATTACTAATATTGCACCAGAAGATGTTCCTTACCAATCTAATATTGGTAGTCAATCTATTACTAATTCTCTTTTTGAATGGCAAACGGATACCCTTGCTTCAGCCGCGGCAAATAAACAGCTTGAAGGAGACGATATTTCGTCTTTTGACGCTGTTGTTGCTACTGTGCGTTTGCAAAACTACGCTCAGATTTCGCGCAAGACTATCGTCCTGTCCGCAACTGAGGAAGTAGTTAACAAGGCAGGGCGTCGCAGTGAGCTGGCCTATCAAATTGCCAAGCGGGGTTCTGAACTTCGTCGCGATCAAGAATTTACTTTGCTCAATGGTGCAGTCGCTGCCGCTGGTAACACTACCACCGCACGCGGTACTGCTTCACTTGGCGCATTCGTGAAAACGAACGTCGATATGCAGACCAATGGTACTAATCCTTCGTACACGACGCTGCCTAACAGCGCCCGTACTGACGGTAACGTGCGTACCTTCACCGAGACAATTTTGAAGAACGTCATCCAGCAAGTCTGGTCCGCTGGCGGTACTCCAAAAGTGTTGATGGTTGGCCCTGTTAACAAACAGCGCGTCTCTGGCTTCTCTGGCATTGCATCTAGCCGTTACAACTTAAATGGCGGTGAAAAGCCAGCTACATTGATCGGCGCTGTAGATTTATACGTCAGCGATTTCGGCCAGGTGGCCGTTATTGCAAACCGTTTTCAACGTGAGCGTGATGCGTGGGTGATTGATCCTGAGTACGCAAAGATGACTACCCTGCGTCCTTACCAGCAAGTTGAGCTGGCTAAAACAGGCGATGCAGAAAAGCGCATGCTTATCGTCGAATGGGGCCATAAGGTGTTATCAGAAAATGCCCACGGCCTGGCCGCTGACCTGATTACTTCGTAATCAATCATGGAAGGGATCAGGGAAACCTGGTCCCTTTTTTAAATGAGCGAATCAAGATTATTTGAAACAAACACCGGACTTGGAATAACTCGGACGTGGCATTACGACGAGGAAACCGACCAAGCGACCATACAGACAACGCAAGATGTGACGGCGATCATTGAAGAAAACCGCAACATTTACAACCAGGGTGAGAAGCACGACAAATACGGAGAATGGAACCGCGTGGCATCCATACCGTTAAGTGTTTACACAAAACTCAAGGCCGAGGGAAAGCTCGATGACCAGGCGTACATGAAACGCTGGCTCAACGATCCCGAAAACCAATACTTTAGAACTCGACCAGGACAAGTATGAACTATGTAGCAGTCTGCACGCCAGCGCGTGATATGGTCCACACAAACTTCACCTACTGCCTGGTGAACATGGTGGCGTATCACACTATCAATACTACCGATGCCGTATCTCTCAAGATCATGCAGGGTACGCTGATACAGAACCAGCGCGCTGACCTGGCGCTGGACGCGATGGCCGAGGGTTGCACGCATATCCTGTTCATTGACTCAGATATGACCTTCCCGCAGGACATGGTCGGACGGTTACTCAAGCACGACTTGGACATTGTGGCCACCAACTGCGCCAGGCGCCGTATGCCTACCGGACCCACCGCGCAGAACTACAAGGCTGACGGGACCAGGGAGCTGGTGTACACCATGCCCGAGTCCACCGGCATTGAGGAAGTTGGCTCCATTGGTATGGGCGTGATGCTGATTAAGCGCAACGTCTTTGAGAAGCTGTCCGAGCCTTGGTTTGAGACGCCGTGGCGCCCAAAGGAGCGTGGCTACATTGGCGAGGACATTTTCTTCTGCCGTAAAGCGCAGGAGGCAGGGTTTAAAATCCACATTGACCATGACGTGAGCAAAGAGATTGGTCACATTGGCACGTTTGAATTCAAGCACGACCACACCTGGGTGATGCGCGAGCTTGAAGAAAAGGAAAAGGCAACGTAATGGCTCTGACAACGTACACGGAGTTAAAGACATCAATCGGTGATTGGCTTAACCGCACCGATTTAACGTCTGCCATTGCCGACTTTATCTCTCTTTCAGAGGCGCAGATTGAGCGCCAACTGAGAACCAGGCAGATGATTACCAGGTCCAATGCGGATATCAATACCGAGTACGCTGCATTGCCTAGCGATTTCTTAGAGACAAAATCGTTCAAGCTGACAAGCACAAACCCAGTCACTCCGCTGGTGTTTCAGACCATTGACGCGCTAGACGATTTGTCTAGGACGTTTTCTGCTGTTTCTCGCCCAAAATATTTTGGCATTGTTGGTAACCAAGTCAGGGTTGTCCCAGTGCCTGACGCAACATACACCACAGAATTGATTTATTACGCCAAATTGAGTAAGTTGTCATCTACTGTATCAAGCAATTGGTTGTTATCTGCCAGCCCCGATATTTACCTTTACGGCAGCCTGTTGCAAGCTGCGCCATACTTACAGGATGATGCGAGAATACCGGTATGGTCAAACCTGTACGACAGGGCATTGACTGATTTGCAGACTGCTGATGACCGTGGCGCCACATCAGGTGGCGCAATGTCTGCGCGTGCTAGGTCTTTTGGATAATTAGGAGTCTTTTATGCAATCCGAAAAAATCAAGTTGACAGAAACGTCTGATGTTTCTATATCTAAATCTAATAATTTGACAGAAACAATTGGCGTCACTGGCCACTACAAAGTCCAGTGCCTAGACTCAGATGGCCAGGTCAAGTGGACTGACACCATTGAAAACTTGGTGGTGACTGTTGGCAAGAACGACTTGCTTGACAAGTATTTTGCTGGTTCTGCCTACACCGCTGCCTGGTACATGGGCTTAGTAGACGGTGCGTCTACTCCTACCTACGCCGCTGGCGATACCTTGGCCTCTCATGCTGGCTGGACAGAGAGCACCGCGTACTCTGGCAGTAACAGGGCTACAGTGGCCTGGAATGCGGCCTCTGCTGGCTCTAAAGCCTCTACCGCTACATCATTTAGCATTAACGCTACGGCGACCATTGCAGGCGCCTTGCTGACCGTTACCCAAGTGCGTGCAACCACCACAGGTGTTTTGTACTCAGCCGGTTCTTTTAGTGGCGGCAACCGTTCTGTAGCAAATGGCGATACATTAAACGTCACTTATACGGCATCTGTTTAAGGAAAATATCATGGCTTTTAAGACAGGTGATTCCGTTAAAGTTAAGAACACAGACATGGTTGGCACTGTCCAGGGTGCAACTGTAGATACAGATGCCCAGTTGCTGCTGCGTGTTTCTTACACAGACCAAGAAAATATTTCTCAAGAACGTTTCTTCAAAGTAGAAGAAATAGAAATCACATAATTTAAGGGGGTTTTATGGCTCTAGTCTTAGCCGATAGGGTTCAAGAAACAACCACAACAACCGGAACTGGTACTGTCACTCTGGCAGGTGCTGCTTCCGGTTTTCAGTCTTTCGCTGCTGTTGGTGATGGGAATTCTACCTACTACACTATTACGGGTACTACAGAGTGGGAGGTTGGAATTGGAACATATACATCATCTGGCACTACGCTATCAAGAACAACTGTACTTTCTTCTAGCAATTCTGGTTCATTGGTGAATTTTTCCGCAGGCACAAAGAATGTGTTTGTAACTTACCCAGCTAGTGTTGCTGTTCCAGAAGGCAAAGCAATAGTTTTAGCAATGGTTTTTGGATATTGAGGAATAGAAATGGCAAACCCTAATATTGTTAACGTATCGTCAATTTACGGCAATACAACGTACTACACGCCAAGCGGAACAAGTGCGGTAGTGCTACTGCCTAACGCAGCATCATCTGGAATAGTTAACAAGATTGGCAATGTAGTGGTTTCAAATGTAACTGCATCGGCTGCTAATGCTACCGTTTCTATTTACAGCAATGGCGCGGTGGCCCAAGGTTCTGCTCCTTCTGGTGGAACAGCTTACCCAATTGCCTATCAAGTATCTGTACCGGCTAATGCAACCCTTGTAGTAGTGGATAAAAGCACTTCGTTTTATCTACAAGAGGGTACGTCAATTTCAATTACGTCTGGTACGGCAAACGCTCTTACCTTCACAACGTCCTACGAGGCCATTAGCTAATGTCTGCTAGGTACAAAGGCTCAGTAATGTCGGCTACAGCGCCGACTACTAGCACAAGCGCGGCTGGTGGAATTTGGCGTTCTAATGAAGTGATGCAAGCACTTGCGGCTACTGCTTGGCCCAAGCCTGGTGTTCTAGTAGATTATTTAGTAGTCGCAGCAGGCGGCGGTGGTGGTGGCGCGGGTACTAATTCTGGTGCAGGCGGTGGCGGTGGCGCTGGTGGTTTATTAACTTCTGCTGGTTTTTTATTAGCAGCGGGAGCTACATACACTATTACTGTAGGCGCATTCGGGGCCGGTGGAACAACCGCAGGTACGCAAGGTACAAGCGGTGGAAATTCTGTTATTAGCGGAGCAGAAATAACAACAATAACTGCAACTGGAGGCGGCGGCGGTGGCGGTGCAACATCTGCTGCGGGTTCTGTTGGACTTACCGGTGGCTCTGGAGGTGGTGGAGGATACGCCAAAGCTGGTGGCGCAGGAACATCTGGACAAGGAAATACGGGAGGTACTGGTGG